AAGCACGTCGAACTTGTTAAGCTGATATCGACTACCGAGGGTAGCGGAGACTACAGCCTTTTGTGCCTGGGGAAGCTTGTTAAACGCTTCAGCAAGAAGCTGAATGCGGTCTACAGCATTCAGGCTCTTCCATGCAACGTCATCCGTCTTGATACCCATATCTGCAAGCAGACTAGTAGCATCAAGCGTCGGCGCCATGAGTCGAGAGATGATAGTCTTAAGTGCGTTACCTGCGCTAGCCGCACTACCTGCAGCAGGTACCAGTGCAGCCATATAGGCGGCGAGGTGCCTAACATCGATACCTGCGTTTCGAGAAGAACCCGCAGCCTTAGCCAGACCAGTAATCAAGTCAGGAAGGCTAGCGCCGGTTTGGTTCTCAACAATGTTCAGAATACCGATGGTATCGGCAAGTTCCTTGGTGCTCTGACGGTACTGAGCCTGAATGGAAATCAGTGCCTTGGTCGCCTGCTCGGCATCCATCTCACCGAGGACCATCGTAATCAGAGTCTGCTCCACGCCTCTAGCGAGGGCGACACCTGATGCACCGGCAGCAGCCCAATCGGCTGCGATGTTCAGAACTTCCTTCTGCTGAACGCCGTAGTGATTTGACAGCTCAACGAAGGCACCCTGGAGACTGTGAAGTTCGTTCTTCAGAACCTTACTGTCCATCGACAGGTCGCCGTAGACCTTCGAGATACGAGTAAACGCCTTCTCGTTATCAAGAGCAAACTTCGCTGCTGCTCCTCCTGCTAGGAGGATAGGCAACGTGAAGTTGTATTGAAGCTGACGGCCGACCCACTGGATCTGGTTTCCGTACTTCACGAGCGGCGATAGCGCCAGCCCACGATTAAAGGTGCTGGCTCCAGCGGCTCCGCGGGCAAGTGAGGCATTGGTCGCATTGACCTGGCCTTGCACTGCCTTGAGTTGGGCGAGGGCTTTGGCAGATGCCACCCTCACCGTGATGTTCATATAGCTGGTCAACAGCTAATCCCCTTCAGACCTTAGAGTCTGTGATGGGCCTCGCTGTGCCCGACGGGTCAGAACTGTAGCGGGTAGTGGTCACACAATCAAGCATGACCACTACCCACCGTTACCGATGACCTGCAACCCTACTTCTTCCACCTGGGCGCTTGGCTTCTCGCTCGCGTTTCTTTTCCTCTTCCGCCTCATGGACAGAGCGTTCTCTGAAAATGATACGGAACTTCTCCAGCAGCTCAGGGCTCTGATCATAGAGCCCGCCTGCTACTGGAAGGTGCGCCCACTTCATTCCCTCACAGAGACTGAAGAGACGAATCGCAGTATCGGCATTCTCTACGGGGTCACCCCGAACATACTGCCTTACCTGCTGGAGGAAGCGGATTCCCCCAACTGACGCTCCTCGACCTGCTTGCGAAGATCGGTCAGTCGGCTGATCTCTTCATCGATCTGCTCGATGTCCATATCAGCCTGCATCCACGGGTTCGCCTTGCGAATGGTGAACTCGAGATCATCAATGACCTTGGGGTTGGCCTTTGCAAGCCACTGGCTGAATTCGGAACCAGGCGAACCGATGCTGAACTTAACAGGATCGAAGTCAGACTGCTTGCGGGGGTGATCGACACCCGGCTTCGGCTTGAGCATGTACCAGTCGACAACCGACTGCTCGAGAAGAACCTTGCGCTCCTCGGCGGGGTCCACCTTGATCGAAGCATCACCGGACTGTCGCCGAAGCGTGATGTCCTTGTTGGTGAGCTTCTGGAACATAGAGCGCTTGCCCTCGTCCATCACCTTGTAGTCGATCCACTGCACTCCGTCAGGAAGCGTGTATCGATGCGTCTCTGAGAACCCGTAGTAGTTCTCAATCACCCGCTCATCGTCCTGCGGGGGATTGGTCAGCGTTTCAGTCATAGCCTTTGACCCTCCAGTGTGGTCGGTAGTGGCTCTCTTTATGCCGTGATGGCCCGCTCCTAGGCAGGGCTAGAAGCGGGCCATCGGGCAAGGGAAACTAGGCGACAGTCGCTGTCGAGTTGACGACCAGGGCCGTCATAATCGGGGTAGCAACTGCCGGACGGAGTGCCTGACCCTCGACATCGTTCTCGATGATGTCGTCTCCGCTCGGGTCGAACGCAAACGGCTTGTACGCGAACTTGGGGATGGTTAGTGTGAGCGAGTACGGGATCACGGTAGCACCGATAACCTCGTAAGTGCTCATCGTGATGACGAGAGGCTGCTTGGTAACCAGACCACCCATCTGCGTTGCCGCAGTGGTGCCGTAGGTAGCCTGTCTCCAGATAGCCGATGAAGTCTGACGAAGGCTGAAGCTGGCCGTGATCTCACGACGCTTGGGGGTGAGGTCACCGAGGTAGAACGAACCCAACCGGAAGTCATCATCCTCGATGTTGTTGTTGATATCGAGGCTGAAGCTCTTCGCTGGCAGGCTCACGGAGTTGTAAGTCACCGTGATGTTCGTACCGACGATCATCGGCGTCTCGTCAAAAAGCGGCGAGGCGGTCGGAGTCGCACCGGCGATCTGCTTCGCTGCAATGATACCAGCGGTACCCATCAGGTAACCGTTAGCCTCACACTCCAAGTGAAGAGTGTTGACAACCGCATCGTTGTAGCGATACGTCTCGAGGCCAGCACCGATCTTCTCTTCGATCGAGAGGAACGGAAGAAGCGCGGCATCAGATGGGGTGATCGTGTGCTGCTCAGTCGCGGCAACCGTAGCGTCAGCCTTGGTACCGAGGCACGCATAGAGCAGGGTAGCGACTCCACCCATGCGCGTGTAGAACTCGTAGTCACCAGAGAAGGCACCTGCGCCGAGGTAAGCATCGCTTACGTCTCGCCCGCCGCCGATCTCGGGGTCAGGGATCAGAAGCTCTCGAGTCGGACTCAGTGATCCGCTTCGAAGCTTAAGTCCGACGCCGGCTGTACCTGTGTCGGCCTGGTAGGTTCCTGCGACCGCCTGGGTACGAAGGATGGTCTGACCGGCCTGGGACGAGAAGCCCATGTCTTAGCTCTCCTTCTTCTCTTCGTCGGCCGCGGCCTTCTGTGCGGCGGCATCAGCTTCGGCGAGTGCGGTAACACCCTCCTGCTGAGCAAGAGCGAGCTTCATCTCATCCTTGGCCTGCTCGAGAGGAACGGATGCTCCATCTCGAACGGCACTCACGGTTGAGAACTGCTTCTCGCCAGCAATGGCAGCGTCGAGACGGGCCTCTTCAGCCTTGAGCTGTGCCAACTCGATGTCGTTGGAGAGTCCCTGCTCCTTTTCGACTCGATCACGTCGAGCCTTTTCAAGCTGATCACGCTTCTTGTCAACAGCCTTACGAAGGCTCTCGACTTCCTTCTCGTCCGTTGCCACTAGGTCGTCTCCGTCTCTAGCCAGAATTCCAAGGTGGACAGGTATAGAAATGAGCCAGTTAGTTCGTTACTGAAATACCTCTGCTGACTGATGCCCCACCTCGTTGTACGCTTTCTGACCCCATTAAGCTCTGTGGCCAGCGAGGACAACCCTACACGCAGGGCCGTATCCCGGTACAGCATGGTCCGTAGCATCTCCGATAGGACCGAATGCGTAGCCAGTCCTACTTCTTCATCCATGTGCTTGACGAACGCCTGAACCGCACAAAGGTAACGATCTATCGAGGGGTCATGGAAAGAACCCATACCCCCAGGAGCGTTACCCAGCATCTCGTGTGACTCTTCATCAGGAACCCACTGTGTAGCGAAGATTCCGACAGACTGGTTTGGGTCCGTATCACGAAGGGGACGCCGAAAGACTTTCAGATCAGCGTCAAGCAACTCTACTCGAGTCTTTGTAATGTCGATCACGTTGTTTGGAAAGACTGGAGTGGTTGCAGTAATCATGGCATCACCCTATGCTTCTTGATATGAGATGCAAGGGAGAGTAGGAGAAAAGTCATGTCCCGCTCATTGACGCCAAGTACTGGACGCGGGGGAGTTCTAGGCTGAGCCTTACCCTGTTGCGCAGTCTTGATCTTCTCGCGAAGGGTCCGTGTAACACGACTCGGATTCGGGTATTGCAAGATCGCACCAGAAGGTGTTGGCGACACGTTGCCGATACCACTCGTGATGTACTGTTCCAACTGGTGCGTTCTAACGTTGATCGGATGAGCGTCTCCAACAGCCCACATACCCTGTGCACGACCTGTTGCACGAAAGTTCTCGGTGACCGCAGACAGAGGACGCCAGCCTCCAACCACATCGTCGCCTTCGCCCGAGAAG